GCCAAACTCCTTCAAGTAATCTTCAAATTTTTCGCCATATAAGGCCATCACATGATGAGCATTTACAGTGGCAAAACCAGCACCATGCACCAGCGAGACTGCCATCAAAACCAGATCGTAATATCCAGCACGCCACATAAACGATTTGGCATCTGCCTGTTTATTGCGCTCTGCCGTATCTGATGCTTGCCACTTGAGAATGTTTGTGGCTAGCAAAGGCACTAGATGATGGTTATTGGCAATGAAAAATGCGTTCTGAGGCATGCCCACTAAGGTGTTCCAAATGGTCGCATTCAGGTCTTTGCGCTCGACTGCATCGCCATCCGCTACATCATCAAAGACTTGGATTGCGTCATACACCATCATCAACCACTCAACGGCTGAATCAGGTAGCATAAAAACCTTGGTCAGGTTTTCTCGCAGTCCATCGGTCATGCACAACTCCTATGTAGGGATGGGCCGCTGGATGCCAGATAGACTCAGCGGCTTGATTTTCGCACAAATTGACAAAACGTCAATCTTCTTCTTCTTCATCTTCCCAAGCCTGACAAACCCTCATATCGTTACAGATAAAGTCCAGTTTTTCGCAATGACCTCTGAAACCCGCACCTTTGTCATAGGTTGCCAATGGGATTCGTTCAATTTTGACTTGGGTCATGAAACTGTTGTCGTAATAATCACAGTTTGAGCAATGTTTGCGGCGTGCATCTTTTTCATCGCACTGCATCGCCTCTGCCAAACCAACATAAAACTCTTTGTTTGCCCCTGGTTCATTGGTGGGCATTTCTGGGCCATAGTTCCAGTCAGCAACCGCAATGGCGTAGTTCTTTTTGTTTTCGGCATTGGTGATGAATTCCTCATCCATCGGCAAACCCATAAATCCTTTGGGCATCATCATAAATTTGTCCATGCTGTTCTCCTAAATTAAGTGATTTCGCGACCAGATGCGCGGATGGTCAGTGATGTGGCGGCACTTGCAATAGTCGAGATAAACCCACTTGGTTCAAGTGCTTGCCCTACCAATTCAGGGAAAGTGTAAGTTTCATCAGGCGCAAGACTTCGAGCATCAACAATAAGGTTTGATGTTGCCGCACTACCCGCGGCAGTAACCAAATTAACACTGATGGTCACATTCCCTGCCGTTGTATTGGTTGCAGTAAACTTGTCAATAATGGTTTTACAGTTGGTGGCTGTGTATTGCGTGGTCTGTGTGTTTTCAGCTTGTTTGGCTGGAATTAGAACTTTTACTGTTACTGTCATGTCTACTCCTTAAGTGGCTTCTGCGCCGCTTGCAATGATGGTCAAACCTGTTGAGACAGCTTGAATTTGAATGGTGTCGCCAGAATTAAGCACCTCAACACCGTTGTATTGCAATGCGTTGGCAGTTGGCACAGGCACATCGTACAGAAAAGCGTTTCCAGTTCCAGCAGACCCTGCTGATGGCACTAAAAACACACGAACATTTATGTCTGCGGCAGTCGTGTTGGCAATGCTAAATTCTTTGAGCAAAGTTCTTGTTGCCGCTGGCACTGTGTAAAGCGTAGTCACGCCAGTGGTAATGGCGGCTTGGCCTAATTTAACAGGGGTGATTACATCGAAAGCCATGTCAGCACCTGATTTGATCGAACTCTTGGGGTTTGGTTTGCATATGGCAAGATGCCATTTACATCGTGCGCCAGTTCCACATTATTACGCACAGGAGCAAGTGCCAGCAACTCTGATACTTGCTCTAATGCACTAATTTGTGCAAGTGCCTCGTTTGCCGTAGCCGCCGCATTATCTGCTTGGAACTCAAAATCAGTTCCGACAATAACTTGCAGTGTGTCAACAGTAGAAAACAGCAATTCAAATTGCCTAATCTGCTGTTGGTCAGTCAGGAACTCAGCAAGTTGGTCTCGCGTTAGGTTCAATCTGCGGGAAACAGGTGCGGTTGCCATCAGTATGCCAATGCTTCGATCTGGGCTTCTAAGCGCACATAAGACACATGGGCATCACTGTCGCCACGGAAACGCTGAATGCGCCAGTTCCTCATGTGTCCCTGCTGAAACCATGCAAGTCGTTTTTTAGTGTTGCCAATTGTGCCAACAGAGATAAAACGTTCTTGTGAATAGACTTTGCCATCCACGGTGTAACTGGTGCTGATCTGCGGATTCTTGCCAAGGGCAATGCTACCCGTCAGACTGACCAATTCCAACTCGTTAAACAAAGCACCATTGCTCTCGTTGTAGACAATCATCGTGCCAAATTCCCAACGCACTTGCTGGCCCCAGTGACTGCCAATGTCTTGCACCAGATAACCAATATTCGTGCTTTGGGGATCACCTACCATCCACTTATCGTAAACCCACACCATGTTTCTTGCCCTGTATTGAGCAATGCCATGCAATGTGGTCACCAAGACGAACCAGATCGGCGTTTGCAAAGCCTCGGATGCAGATGCGTCATACACTAAAGTTTGGTCAGGCAGATGTACATAAAGATGTTGGTGGTTTTTGTCGTTTCTGGCTTCCAATTTCACCAAAGCCAATTGCGTTTCTGTGTATCCTGTAAGGATGTTGTCAATTTCTTGCGTGCTGACCTTTTGATTTGTTGCCGCCGCACCGATGTAGATACTTGGAGCTTCGTTACGCCCACTGCCTAAAAAAGCTATGCGTTCAATAAACACACAACACGCCTGTGTACCGACAACACCTTTTTGCAATTGTGCGCCATCAATTCTTGCAAACGGGAATAACTCACCACCCACGTTATCAAATACCTCAACGGTGTTTCTGTTTAAGGCATAGACCTCATTTCGCAGTTTTAACAAAGCCACCACTGGGTCGGGGTCAACTTCTGATGAACCGTACTTCAGCGGATTCACAACCAGCGGATTGGTCAATTCGGTGACGATTAAGAATTCACCATCTGTGGTCATGAAGTAACCATCAACCCAACAGAAATCCAGCACCACGCCCAAGTCAGGGTCTGTGACTTGCGTCAATGTTGTGCCACTCCAGTAATATAGTCGCCCACCTGATGCAATCGCTAGTTGTTCAAAACTGTAATCAAAGGTCACTAACTGGTCTGTTGGGCCACCCACATCACCCAATGTGGTCACTGTGCCTGTGCTGTTTATCTCCACCAGCTTTGTGCCCATCACCCGATACAAACTGCCTTGCCAATTGATGCCACCACGGTCAATGCCTGGACCTGTGCCATTGGAAACGATGCCATCGCCCGGACGCAGAAACCCATTGCTGATGCCTGATTGTTTTGGCACAGGCACTAGGTTGACTGGGTACGATGTCCGCAGTTCAGGTGTGTTGTCGGTGTAAATACCGTTCAGGATAGGTATTTGCATTATTCACCACCCACTGATGGCAAGACTTTCTTTTCTTTATCCCAATATTCTTTGTAGTTTTTGGAAAAGTATTCTGCATCTGCTTCATTGTCAAAGGAAATGTAATCCTTGCTTTTTAATGCCCTATCAAAGGCATCATCACCATAATTTTTCAGTTCTTTATTTTCGTAAGCAATTCGTGGGTAAACAATAAACTTGTTTGGCCCAGCTTCAGAATATTCCATTTGGTGTGTGGCGATCTCACCTTTGCCTAAATCCATGACTGGATAAGCCTCAGGGTTAAGAATCCTGCGGACAAAGTTCTTCCCTTGGTTTTCATTCAGCACGTTTTTTAAGGTTTCGTAATCCATTCTTATTTCGCCTTGTTGCGTGCGCTAATCCGCTTTGCTTTAGCTTGTGCGTCAGCCTTAGATGATGCGCCCCATGCCCTCAAACTCAACAGCAAGCGGGTGGGTTCACCGTCTTTGTATTCAGGACCAGGATTGCCACTCATGCGAGCCAAGAACGATGCCCTGCGTGGGTTGTCCCCTGACTTGACTGGAGGTTTCAGATTCATGCCCTCTGCTTTGGCGGCGGCACGACCCTTGGCGTTCAAACCACCCTTTGGGTTCTGGCCTTCTTTGCGTGCATAGACTGGAGTTTTCATCTAAACCCTTTAATCTTTTCAGCAATCTTTTTTGGTTGCTTGGCAAATTGCTTCCCAGCTTTAGTCGCCTCACGCTTGGCTTTTGTGGTTGCCGCATATTCAGCCGCAGTCAATGCTTTGATCGCCTTCTCAGGCAGATACCTCTCGCCTGTTTCAGACGATGGTTTACCAGACTTGGTGCGCCAGTTTTGACTTGACCAATCTTTGAGGCTTTTCTGCGGGGCTTTCATTTATAACCGCCACCCTTTTTCTTGTACTCCACCGCCAGCAATT